CGACCCCCTGGCCTTATAGACAATACTCCCCTGACCCTGGTGGCGTCAGTAATCAAGGGATTCAGTTGCCACCCTCCGTCGCACAACGAAAGGTTTCCCTGTCTGTATCATCCTTTCAGCCCCCGCGACTACCAGTACTGTCCTGGTAGGGTCGAGCCAGACCCACAAGCGTCCTCCCCGGGACAGGGAGGACCATTACTCACCCGATGGTTTGACAGTTCCATCACGTTCCGCTCGTGTCCCATTCCTTTCTCATCCGACCGTACTCCGCCGGAACGAAGTATCCCTCGGTCTTTCGTTTCCCTGTAGACTTTACTCTTTTGGAGGCCAAAAAACTACGATAAGAGATCTGGCTCCAGGTCTTCCTACTCCTGATGTAAAGTCTGCTTTTGACCACCTCACCCCTGGAGGGATTAAATGGCCCCCACTTCGCTTCCACCTCTCGTCCGTTGGTGTACAGATAGTCCACAAGGGCTAGCCGCTCGTCCGAGGAGGGAACACCGTCCCTCTGAACAAGGTCCTTAGATGACTTATTTCCCGGTGTTAATAGGGGGGCCTCCACCCGCCCCATGGAAATAATTCCTGCCTGCCGCTTCCACACGACACTACTCCGGCAGTCCAGACCGAGCTCCGATGGAAGGAACCCCCACTTCTTACCGATTCGGGATTTGACAAAAGCCTCCTCCCACATCTTCCCCCCCTTCTGACAAGCCTTGGCCAGATGGAGGAGACCCGCAAAATCGGTAAGACATCCACCTCTCCTTAAGTGGCGGATCTCGCGCCACTTACCACTTTCCCTCAAGAACACGGTAGAGTTGACCTCGACAACATTCTTGGCTCTAATCGTTTTCTTATCATTTAGGAAGGTACCAGGAGGGTACCTCTGAGTAGAGACTTCGCCTGTGGAGCTGATTATCGTATCATCTCCATTGACAAGGAACTTGCTTCCAGGCATATCGCGAACGGCCCAAGAGGCCATCAGATAGCTATGGATGCAAAGAAGTGGGAAGGAGAGGTAGCCTCCCATCATCTGTCCGTGCATTATCCTACCCTCAAGTTCTCCCTTACGGATAACTTCGGGGAACAGCGAATCAAGCGCAAAGGCCTTCAGGGCTGGTGGAACTTTTCGGGCTGTACGAAATAGGCCCGATAGGATAATGTCTGTCACTGCGAGTGACAGGTTGTCCGTCGCCGATACCAGGTCCACACTGGTTTGATGTTCGTTGACGCAGACAGATGAAATCTTCTCAGCCGTGGGTGGTCCAACAAGGAGCCAGTCGGTCGTCTCGGATAAGTGTTTGTACAGACACTTATGTAGCGGGCCAAGGACGTCAGTCCTTCTCTCATAGATGAGAAGGGGACGAACCTTACCGGTCGACAGGACCTCCTTGTAACGAGCCTGCATGGTGGTCTGGGGAGTTGAACCAGCCATACAGGCACCACGGAACTCATTCCACTTTCCCTGCCACTCTAGATCACCTCGCGAGAGTAGAGGCAATCGGGCAGAGGCACGAGGGACATGCGAATTGACAAATGACGCATACTTCCGGTCCCAACCGTGCGGAAAGAGTTCGGATACCTTCCTTTTGACGAAAGAAAGGTACTGCTGAGAAGGGGGAGGGGGGAGATGGGTCCTCTGATGAAACCATTCATCAAAGGAGGACGGAGTGTGTTGACGGCACTTAAGAGGACCAAGGTTCCTCTTAATTGAATTAAGTGAGTGGGCGAGCTCCCACCTCGATCGTCGACACAGCCTT